ATAATAAAAATGCAATAATTCGCTTCATGTAGTCTCCTTCGGCGGCGGGGCGAGCCGATAATACAGCCCAGGGCGCCCGCGGCGCCCGGTGGCAAGCATGCGTGTTTCGACAAGCCGTTGTTCGATGAGCGCATTCCGGACCTCCTCATGATCACGCGGTGACCATGGCAGCTTCCGGCTGAGCTGCCAGTAGGGCATCCACTCGTCGCCATGCTCCCTGCGCCACTGGTCGAGCACCTCCAGCAGTCGCTTGCGGCGGGCGTCGAACTCGCTCTCGCAGGCGTAGTGGCGGGCCATGTAGAGCATCCGCCGGGTCTGGTGTTCGACGAATGCCCCGGCCCAGGTCGCCGCCTCGGGCGTAACGACCGGGTTGTCGCGGCACACGCTCACCGCGTAGAGCAGCGCGAGCCGCCGGGCCTTCTCGTAGGCCCTTGCCCAGATCGCCATGCCGGCCGGGTCGTTCTGGGCCTCAGCCCTGGCGTACTCGACGTCGGCCCGCTCGCGGACGGAGCGGAACACGACCTCCGCCTCCGGCGTCTGCGGCACGCGGTGCGGGACCGGGTGCCAGTCGGCCAGGTTGCCCGACGCGCCGGGGCGATACTCGGCCCACCACCGGGCGGCCTCGAGGATCGACGCCGGGATTGGCCGCTCGGTGTCGTCGCGGCCGACGCCCCGGCCCCGGCACTCCAAGATCAGCATACGCGCCAGGAAGCCGTTGGTCAAGAGTCGTGCCGACAGCGACTCGTAGAAGTGCTTGGGCACGGCGGTGCCGAACAGGCAGAGGCACGGCTGGTCGATGACGGTGCGTTCCTGGTTCGCCTTGGCCCGCATGACGTAGATGCTGCTGGCCGACGAGTACATTTGCAGGAGCATCGACACGATGGCCTCGTGCCGGGCATCCTTGGCCTGGCTGACCCGCATGAGCAACCCATCGAACTCGTCCACCTGGAACAGCGTCGCGGGTTGTACGTATAGCCGGTCCTCGATCCCCTCGCCCGACGCGAACGAAGTTCCCAGGCAGTCGGCGAGCCCGGCCTCGTAGAGGATCCTGGCGTTGACCTTGCGGGCGTGGTCCTTGCCGACGCCGGAGTTCGCCAGGCTCAGGACGTACAGATTGGTGCGGTTGTCCATCGCGTCGCGGACCTTCCTCCCGGCGAGCAGTGCCTGCAGTGTCAACGCCCCGGCGAAGGCCAGGACGGGCTCCGGGTACGGGGCGGTGTCGAGCGTGTAGCGCATCACCTCGTCGATGAAGCCGGGCACGCGGAGCAGTTCGTCGGGGATCGGCCCGGGGTCGTCCGGCAGGGCCTCGTCCTCCTCGCCCGGCTCGGCGTACATCAGGTCGAAGTGGTTCTCGGCCATCGCCCGGGCGACGGCGTCCGGTGCGTATCGGGCAATGCTGGCGGCGATGCGGTCCACTTCCGCGTCCGCCAACGGGGGCTCGCACCGCGTGCGGTTGGTCTGGTGCAACGCGGCGGCGATCTCGGGCCGGCCCATGCCGACACGCCGCATGGTGCCCGCCAGTCTGGCCAGGGTCGCGTTCCGTTGCCCGGCCGGGATTCCGTTCGCCTCGGCGTCGCCGGCCGCGACGTGGGACAACGTGGGCGACCCGTGGGCCGCCCCGTTCGACTCGGGTGCGACCAGAACGTCCAGTTCCGCAACGAGCCACGCGGGCGGATCGGGCAACTGTTCGAGCGGGTCGTCGAGTTCCAGGCCCTCGCCCCAGCGGTACGGCCCTTCTTCGATTTCCGACGGCGCGGCCACGATGTAGCCGCCGTCGGTGCGGACATCAACGCCGGGGGCCAGCTTGCTCGTCGAGCACTTCCAGCTCTTGCCCTCGGGTCGGCGGAACAGGTAGTGCCGGCCGCCGCGCGGTGTCAGGGCGACGGCCCCGGCCCCGGCCAGGTCGGCGGCGCGGTCGGGGTCGCCCGGCCAAGGGTTGTCCGCACCGTCGATGTCAACGACCAGCAACCCCTCAGCGGCGATGCCGACGTTGGCCCGCGGGTGCCGCGACCACCAGCGTTCGATCTGGGCCGGGTCGGTCGAGGCGTCCTTGAACCCGTGCTGCGTGATCGGGTGCTTGGTGCCCGGAATGCACGGAAAGACGCGGTAGCCCATCTCCGCGTAGCGGAGCGCGGCCAGCAGCAGTTCGGAGGAGTTCAGAATGGGATGTCCTCCTCCGTGGTCGCCACGTTGTAGCCGAACGGGAAGTCGAGCGCGTCGTCGCTCAGGGGCTCGGAGTCGCCTGCGTCATGGGCCTCGCCGTGATCCAGCATTTCCGGGATCGGGCCGAGTTCGTGGTCGGTGATGCGGTCATACTCCTCGCCGCTCACCGACCGCACCGTGATGGACTTGGTGGACGCCAGCCCGCCGGCGTTGGCGATCTCGACCGCCTCGGCCGCCGTCGCCGGCACCGGCTCCTTCGACCGCTTCTTCCACCAGGCCACCGCCTTCTGCCGGGCAAAGCCGTCGTGCTCGAGGCAGACCCACTCTGACTTCCAGCGGTGCCAGCCGATCTTGTAGTCCACCCGCAGCGACTTCGGTGCGTCGTCGCCCGCACCGCGTTTGGTGTGGACGCTGTACATCACATCTCGCACCGGCAGCGTCTCGACGGTCACCTGGCCCGAGAGGATCCCCGCATCGCTGGCCCTGGCCGCGTGCTTGGCCCGGTCCGGCGGCGGGAACTCGTACCCGCACTCGGGACAGACGGCGTACCCGGCCGCGATGAGGGCTCGGCACTCGGGGCACTCCTTGGCCGGGGCCTCGCCGACGCCGAGGGCGCGTTCCTTGACGCGGACCTGATCGACCGGCCCATGCCGCAGTACGTTGCCGCCGAAGTCGAGCACCAGGCAGTTCGCCTTCGACGGGTGCAGGCGGAAGCCGCGGCCGACCATCTGGTAGTACAGGCCCGGCGACAGCGTCGGTCGCAGCAGGGCCACGCAGTCGATGTGCGGCGCGTCGAACCCGGTCGTCAGCACGTTGACGTTGCACAGGTACTTCAACTCCCCGGACTTGAACCGGGCCAGGGTCGCGTCCCGCTCCTCGGCCGGCGTGTCGCCGCTGACGAAGCCGCACGCGATGCCGTGCTCGCCCCTCAGGACTTCGGCGACGTGCCGGCCGTGCCGCACGCCCGCCGCGAAGATCAGGCAGGCGTTGCGGGCCCGCGTCGCCTCGGCGATTTCGGCACAGGCCGCCCGGACGAGTGCCTCCTGGTTCATCAGGTCCTCGACCTCGTCGGCCACGAACTCGCCGCCGCGGGCGTGCAGGCCGGACGTGTCGAACCGCGTCTGCCCGGCCTTCGACACCAAAGGGCACAGGTAGCCGCGGACGATCAACTCGCGGACGCCGACCTCGTAGCAGACGTGGTTGAGGATCCCCTCCGGCGTGCAGATCGAACCAGACTTCAGCCGGTACGGCGTCGCCGTGCAGCCGATGACGCGGAGGTTGGGATTCACCGTCCGCGCGTCGTCGAGGAACTGCCGGTACATGCCGTCGCCTTCGGGCGGGATGAGGTGGGCCTCATCGACGACCACCAGGTCGAACGGGTCGAAATCGCAGGCCCGCTTCCAGACCGACTGGATGCCCGCCACGATCACCGGCTCGGTGCGGTCCTTGCGCTTCAGGCCGGCGGAGTAGACGCCGAACGGCACCTCCGGGCAGACGGCCCGCAGCTTGTCGGCGGTCTGGCCCAGCAACTCCTTGACGTGGGCCAGGACCAGCACGCGGCCGCCCCACCGCCCGACCGCGTCCCGGCAGATCGTGGCGATGACGGGTGTCTTGCCGCCGGCGGTGGGGATGACCACGCACGGGTTGTCGTCCCGCGTCCGCAGGTGGTCGTAGACCGCCTCGACGGCCGCGTGCTGGTAGTCGCGGAGGGTCATCATGCGGCGTCCCCGTCGAGCGCGGCCGGTGAGAGGGCTTCCCCGTTGCGACGCTTCGCGCCGCGCTGCCGCTGCACCTCCGGCTCGCTCAGCCGCAGCCGGGCGTTGTCGCGGCTACAGGGCGGGCAGATGCGGTTGCCCGGCCCGGCCGAGGGAAAGAGCTTGCTGCACTTGAGACAGGTGCGTGGCTTCGCGCCTCCCGGCACGTCGGCCGGCGCTTCGGGTGGCTCCTCCGTCCCGGCCGGCCCCGGGTCGGGCTGCGGCACCAGCCGCACGCAGACCCGCCCGCCGGGGACGCACGCGCCGCGGCGGATGTGCAGGTCGTCGATCTGGGCGTCGTCGTGGTAGGCCCCGCCGTGCTGCAGTGCGTCGAGCAAGGCCTTCAGGGCGTTGTCCAGGTCGCGTCGCCGGCGGTCCGGCGGATGCATGTCGATGGTGACCGCCAGGCGTCCGGCGATCGGCCGCACGCCCCGGGCGGCGAGGGCCGCTTGGACGGCACGGCGGAAGGTGCGGCCGCCCCGGCTCAGGAGCGTGCGGTGGCCGACCCGCCGCCACAGGTGGTTGACGCTCGGCGGGAACGGAAGTTCGAGGTCCATGCTGCCTCCTCAACTGTGGCTTGTCCGAAAGGCGTGCCCGCCCCGGCTCGTCGCGGAGCGGGCACGCGGAACAGCCGTGTCGCTCAGCGCTTCCACGGCGGGGTGGTCGCCTTACCATTGGTGGACGGGGCGGCCGGCTTGACGGCCGGCTCGGTCAGGGCGGCCTTGGGCGAGTAGCCCTTGACCTCGTTGCCGATCTCGCCGGTGTCGGGCCGCTTCTTGCACTTGACGTGGATCACCAGCGGCAGGTCGTGCAGGTCGGTCGAGTCGTTGGGGGCCAGCACGCCGACGGCCCGGCAGATGGCCGACAGCTCGGCCTTGGCGATCTGCACCGCCGTCGGGTTCGGGTTGTCGAGGTTGAGTCGGGCCCACAGGAAGCGGCCCTTGTGCTCGCCCTCGACGATCGCAAAGGTCAGTTGCAGGTAGCTGCCGGTGCCGGCCTTGTTCGGCTTCATCTCAGACTCGGTGATGACGGCCAGGTACTTGCCGGCCGGGACCGGCTCGAAGTCGCTCGACGGTTCCACCTGGTTGGCGTCGAAGCCGCGCAGATCAGCCATGTTGGGTCTCCTCGGGGTCGGGTTGGTGGTTTCACAGGCTGAAGGCTGGAGACCGGAGACTGGAGCAAAAGGCCAATAGCGGCTTTTCTGGCTCCGGCCTCCAGCCTTCAGTCTCCGGCCTCTCGGGTCGGGAGGGCGGTCATGAACGCCGCCCAGGACAGGGGCAACTCTTCGGTCAGCCCATAGCGGTTCTTGGCGACGCAACTCGGCCCGCCGACGCAGCGGAGCACGCGCTCGCCGCCGTCCTTGCCGATGGCGTGGGCGATGGTCCGCTTGCGGCCGAACCCGGCGTCCTCGCTGGCGGTGCGGAACTTGCGGGTGGCGAACAGCACCGCGTCGCACCACTCGGTGATCAGGGCGGAGGCGTGCTTGTGCAGTCGCGGCGAGTAGCGGTCGTAGGGCGGGGCCTCGGGGTCCTCGAACTTCTCGACTTTGGCGTGGGCGATCAGCACGACCACCATGCCCCGCTGACTGCGGAGGAGGTTGAGTTGATCGACGACCTCGCGCCAGTGGGTGAGGGCGTGCGTGTAGCCGCGGGCGTAGCCGCCGTCGGCCTTCTCGATGTTCTTGACCGAGAACTCGGCGCACACCCGGTCCCAGATCAGCCGCTCCAGCCAGTCGAGACTGTCGAGCACGACCGTCTCGAAGTCGTGCGGCTGCGTCCGCAACTCGGTGATCGCCGCGAGCACCTCGTCGAACGTCGCGGCGAGCGGGAACTTGGCACAGTCGATCTCGTCGAGGCCGTCCTCGGTCGGCACGAACACCGGACTCGGAGCCTGCGACCCGAAGGTGCTCTTGCCGATGCCGGGCGTGCCGTAGACGAGCAGCCGGGGCGGCCGCGGGGTGCGGCCGCGCTGGACCTTGCTGAGCAGGCTCACGCGCACACCTCCTCGCTCGGGCGGGCGGCGGGCTGGTCCGCCCGCGGGGCCGGGGCGGCGACGCGCTCGACGCGGAAGCTGTCCGGGCCGAACTCGCGCTGCAGGAAGCCGAGGAACAGGCGGTTGAAGTCGCGGCCGACGGGCGTGCCGGCGTCGATGACGCAGCCGCCGCCGCGCGGGTCGAGGTAGTGGGCGGCGTCGAGGCGGGCCTGGACCTCGCCGTGCAGGCTCTGGGTGCCCCAGATGGCCAACAGCAGCGAGGCCTCGACGTCCTCCGTCGGCACGCCCGGCGCGAACGTGTAGCGGTACACTTCTCGGGTCATGGGTTCTCCCTCGTGATGGGCCTCTACCCGTCACCTACCCGGTCGGCCGACGAGTTGACGCACCGCTCAGCGATAATCCCGCAGCCCGGCGTCCTCGAAGTGCCGGCGGAGGTGCTCCAGCCGCCGCTGCAGCGTCGAGCGCGGCACGCCCAAATCGCGGGCCACCTGCGACAGCGAGGCGTCCATCAGCCGCACCGCCAGGTCGCGCAGGTCTTCGGGCAGCGTGGCCAACACCGTGGCCGTGTCGAAGGCCAACTCGGCACGCTCGGCGTCCGAACGCCGCCAGCGGCCGGTGCGGTTGAGGTGTTCGTCGGAGGCGATCGTCTGGGCGAACTCGACGGGGCCGTCGTCGCCGTCGATCAGGACGTGCAGCGTCGTCACCCGGCGGCGGTCCCGCTTGGCCGCCTGCCGGTCCCGCAGTAGGGTGGCCGTCTGCCGCTCGACGACCGTGGTGACGAACGCGTACCAGTGGGCCGCGGCGGGATCGAACGCCTCGATCTGCTGGATCAGCTTCTGCGTCAGGTCCTGCTCGATGTCGTCGCGGTCACTCCGGGTGAAGCCCGACCGGCAGGCCAACTGCCGGGCCTTGCGGCGGATCAGACGCCGGGCGAAAGCGTCGAGGTGTCGGGGAGTGGCGGATACGGAAGTGGTGGAAATGGATGCGGACGGTTGCTCGTGAGTCATGTTCCATTGCCCGAACGGGTGGTGTTTCCCGCCGTGCCCGTTGCACAGCGACCACCCGCCGGCGGAGTTGCATGACCGCGGCGCGAAAAAAGAGCGGCACGACCGAAGTGGTTGCGCCGCCGTCCGTTGGGTTCAGGAAATTCCGAGTTGCACTTGCACGAAATCGACCGAAGTGCAACTCGCCCGCTCGGGGCTCAGCGATGGGGCCTCCCTTTCCAGCCGAGGACCTTGTCCAGTTCGAGGGCCGTCTCCCACAGCAGGCGCAGCTCACGCGCCGCCGGGTCTTTCAGGCACCGGCTCACGTCCGTCTCGGTCAGCCCGGCCCGCTTCGCCAGGTCCTGCTGGCTGGGGCGGGGCAGCAGTTCCGGGGTGCCCAGGGTGTCGCGGGTCGTGAAGGCGTGGTCGCGGGCGGCGCGGAGGTGCTCGGCGATCTCGCGGACGAGGGCCTCGATCTTGCCGGCCCGCTCGGCCCGCTTGCGCGGCGGCTTCCTGGCCGGGGCGTCGAGCAGGCCCGCGTCGGCCAGCCGCACCTCCACGCAGGACGTGTCGAACTCGGGGCCGTCCGTGCCGAGCGACAGCACCGCCTCCAGGGCGAGCACCGGGTTCGGGATGCCGTCGCCCCAGCGGCGGGCGGTCTCCTCGATCGGCACGAACACGAGGGCCTTGGGCCGCCGGGCCAGCTCGGCCAGGACGGCCGGGCGACAGCCCTCGTGGACGTGGCGGGCGAAGTAGGCCTCGCGCGGCCGGCCGCCCCAGGACGCCTTGCCCACCCGCCACAGCCGCCCGGCCACGACCTCCTCGGCCGTGCCGGCAATGCCGGCGGCCGGGGCCAGAACGGCGACCAGCGCGGCGGCATCTACCGTCCAGCGCTTCAGGTGGTCGGGCCGGATCTCGACGGGGCCGCACTCCGGACAGGGGAGGTAGGCGTGCGTCCGCCCGGTCCGGCTGCTGCGGACGAACTCCACTCGGGCGACGTGCGCGTTGCCGCAGTGCCGGCACGGCACGCAGGTCGCCGGTCTCGTCTCGCGCAGCAGGCCCAGGCCGACCAGCCGGTCGCGGATCGGGGAGAGGTGTCGTTCGACCTCGTCGGCGAAGAACACCGGCGGCTCGTCATCCAGCCGCCGCAACGTCCGCCGGAACGGTTCGTGCGACATCGATCCCCCACCGCTTGAGGTATTTCTGGGCCAGTTCGATCCGCTCGGGGCGCTGGTTGCGCAGGCTGCAGCTACTCGGGTAGGCCACGTCGAACGTCAGCGTCCCCGGCTTGCGGCCGTCCAGCGGCAGGAACTCGAAGCAGAACGTCACCAGCGTGACGTTCACCGCCGACAGCGGCACCCGCTCGCGGTCGAGGACCTCGTCGAGCATGTCGTAGACGTCCTCGACGCCCGAGTCGGGGTCGGCCTCCAGGGTCAGGCGGCGGTGGCTGTTCTTGAACGACAGACGCATCCGCCGGACGCGCGGCCGCACGCAGTCCTGCGGGTCCGTGGCCAGGGAGAAGCTGCGGTGCTTCAAGGGGTTGAGGTCGTAGGCGGCGTCGGGAGCCCAGTCCTCCAGTTCGACCCCGAGGATGACCTGCGCGAACAGTTCTTCCAGCCGCGGCTTGAGCTTGGTCGGCACCCGGGCGAACAGTTCCAGCGTGCCCTCACTGCGGCCGTAGGCGAAGACGATGGGGAAGGTCTGGCGGAAGGTGCGTGCCGCCAGCTTGCCCTCGCCGTCGTGGGCGGTGACGTTCTGGACGAAGTCGTCGGGGTGGGCGAAGACGTAGTCGGTGCCCCGCCGGCACAGCGTATCGACCGTGCAGACCTTGCCCCGCCCCTGTTCGCTCAGCAGCAGGTTCGACAGCGCCCGGGCGAACTCGCGTGTCGTCTCGGGCGAGGTGTCCGGCGCGACGGCCGGCAGGTCGTTCCGCTTGCGCCACCAGGCCAGGTGTTCGACCTGGTGGATGAGCAGGGCCCGGCCGACCACCTCGGTGCGGTTGAGCCAGGCCCACATCGCCTTGTGGTACGGCCCGGCGTCCTGCGGCAGGGCGGCGGGCAGGTCGTCGTCGCCGGCCAGGACGCCGGCCTCGAGGATGGCACTGATGCCCGTCTCGCAGGCCAGGTCGAAGACGTTGTGCAGCGACGCCTCGACCGTGTCGAACGCCCCGGCCGGCAGGTCGTTGACCGCCCGGATGATCGGATCGACCTCGCGTTCGCCCAGTTCGTCCCAATCCACCCCCAATTCGCCGTGGCCGAGCCGGGCGAAGAACTCCTTGAGCAGATGGTTCGGGACCATCCGCAAGACCGTCGGAATCGAAAACGCGCGTGACATGCTTGGTATCCCCCCTTAACTGTTCCCCCTGCCGGAGAACCGGCCGAGTCGGACCCATAGAAGCTGAACGGGAGTATACTAACATAACCCAAAGGGGCGTCGCAATTTCGTTGTCGGGGCCGATGAGGGTCTTTCGGACTTTCCGGATCATTTTTCGGCCGGTTCTTCGGCTTGTGCGACCTGTGCGGCTTGTGCGGCCAGCGCCCGCCACATCCGCCGCTGCTTCTGCCAGTCGAGGACCTGGGCGATCGCTTGCAGCTGCACGAGGATGAGGGCGTCGCGGCCGGTCCGGGTTCGCGGCAGAAAGAGGATCTCCTCCTGGATGTCCGGGGCCAGGTGCAGCAGGTTCATGATCTGCGTTACCCGCGCCCGCGTGACGTGGCCCAGGCGGGCCAGTTCGGCGTAGCTCTCGACCGCCCCCTCGCGCAGCAGCCCGTCGAAGCGGATCGCCAGAGCCATCAGCCGGGCGACGCGGGGCACCCGGCCCGGCTCGGCCGGGCGGAACGGCCCCGGCCCGGTTTCCAGCACCTTGCGGCTGCCCCGGCCGCGGCGGTCGAAGTGGACCTCGCACTCCAGCGTGAACGTCTCGGTCATGCCGTCTTCTCCTTTGGGCCGGCGTCGGCCCGCTCCTCGGCCAGCGTCTTGATCCCCGTCGGCTGGAAGGTGATCGTCACCTTCCCTTTCGACCCGTCGTAGTCCACCCGCTCGACAAGCAGATGCACCACCCGCGCCTGCTCGGCCGGCGTCAGCGACTCCCAGACCGGGTCGAAGACCGACAGGGCCAGGGCGACATCGTCGTCGTCGATCCGCCGGCGGCGGACGGCGGCCGCCACCTCCCGCACCCGGGCGGCCCGCGCCTCGGCCAGGCGGATGCGCTCCTGCAGGTCGGCCAGCCGGGCAAGCGTCGGGTCGTCCTGCGGCAGCGGCGGCAGCTTGCCGACCTCGGCGTGCCAGCGGGCCTGTTCGCGGTCGAGGTTGCGCCGCTCGGCGTCCAGTTCGGCCAGCCGCTCCTCGTCGCGGACGCGGGCCTGCCGGATCGTCTCTTGCAGAACGGCCGGGTCGCGGCCGATGCCGCGGACCTGGCCGACCACCAGGGCTTCGATCTGCCCGGCAGGGATCGACTTCGACGGGCAGGTGTGCCAGCCCTTCTTCTGGGCGCTCGAACAGACGTAGTAGCGGTAGCGCTTGGTCTTGTGCCGGGTGGTGTGGATCGGCGTCATGGCCGCGCCGCAGGGGACGCAGCGGATGAGCCCCTTCAGGAGCGCCCCGAACTGGTTCCGCACCGCGGCCCCGCCGGTCCGGCCGTTGCGGCGGAGCAGGGCCTGGACGCTTGCGAACGTGTCGGCCTCGACGATCGCGGGGTGCTCGCCGGCGTGGACCTCGTGCTTGTAGCGGATCTTGCCGGCGTAGGCGACGTTGGTCAGCAGCCGGTACAGCGTCGTGCGGTCGAACGGCTTTCCGCCGCGCTCGCGCCCCTTGCGGGTCTGCCACCGCTTGTTCGCCCAGCCGCGCCGCTCCAACTCCTGCACCACCGGCAGGAGCGACTCGTGTTCGAGGTAGAGCCGGAAGACGGCCCGCACCCGCTCGGCCTCCGGCTCGTTCACCACCAGCTTGTAGCCGCGCGGGTCCACGTCGTAGCCCAGGATCGGGTGGCCGCCGGCCCACTTGCCCTTGCGGCGGGTGGCGGCGATCTTGTCGCGGGTGCGTTCGGAGATGATCTCGCGCTCGAACTGGGCGAAGGAGAGCAGGACGTTCAGCACCAGCCGGCCCATGCTGGTTGCGCTGTTAAACTGCTGGGTGATCGAGACGAAGGAGACCTTGTACCGCTCGAACGTCTCCATCATGCGGGCGAAGTCGAGCAGGCTGCGGGACAGGCGGTCCACCTTGTAGATCACCACGCAGTCCACCCGCCCGGCCTCGATGTCGGCCATCAGCCGTTGCAGAGCGGGCCGGTCCATGTTTCCGCCGGTGAAGCCGCCGTCGTCGTAGCGGTCGGGCAGGAGCGTCCAGCCCTCGTGCGCCTGGCTGCGGATGAACGCCTCGCACGATTCGCGCTGGGCGTCGAGCGAGTTGAACTCTTGCTCCAGCCCTTCCTCGGTGCTCTTGCGCGTGTAGACGGCGCAGCGGACGACCGGCACGGTCGCCCGCGGGGTGTGCTTGCTCATCGGCCGTCTCCTTTCCCACCCAGGCGGAAGAAGAAGTAGCCGTTGCAGTGGCTGCCGGTGATCGCCTTGGCGACCGCGCTGAGGGAGCGGTAGACCTGCCCGTCGTACTCGAAGCCGTCGGCCAGCACGCGTACCTGCACCTGGCTGCCCTTGTACTCGCGCGTGAGCAAGGTGCCCGGCGGCGGCAAGCGGTCGTCGGCCTGGAAGGGCAGCACCCGCGGCGGCGGTGCTTCCTCTGGCTCGGCCACCGCGACGGGCGTGGGGACGGGCGGGTTCATCCGCAGGTCGGCGTCGCAGGCCAACTCGCCCGCCCGGCGGCGGGCGCGTTCGCTCAGGTCGCCTTCGGCCAGGGCCTGCAGCCGCCAGGCGATCCGGCGCA